AACCTTGGCCTACGGGCTAATGATCTAGGTTTTGCCGGGCTTGATGCGCAGATTGCCCAAAACAACTTCGGCAACCAACTGGCGGGCGCAAACTTCGGCTTGAACGCTTACGGCTTGCTAAACCAAAGCAACGCCGGGGCAACTCAGGCAGGGGGTGCGATACAAAACACGCCGCAACAATACTACAACACCAATTTGAACAACCTCGGGGCTATCTCGGGGCAAGGCGGGTCTAATAGTATGTCGGGTCAGGGCAATCCCTGGCTCAGTGCTCTAGGCGGCGCTCAGATGGGCAGTAAATTTAATCTCGGGTTTTAAGGGGCGAATATGGACTTAGGAACTGCACTCGGTGGCTTGTTGGGATTTGTAGGCGGCTCCGGTAAAACAACCCAGACCGCTAACCGCGACCCCTGGGGGCCGGCACAACCCTATTTGTTGGATGCCTTAAAACAGGGTCAAGCCCTGAATCAGTACTATCAGCAAAGCCCCTTCAACGCCCAACAAAAGGCGGGTTATCAAAACGTCATGTCTGACGCTGATTACCTCCGGCAAAACGTCATGCCTGGCGTGATGCAGTTTGCCAACAACGCGATGGGTGGCAGTTACTCCCGAAACCCCGTAGGTGTGGGCATGGGCAATGTCAGCTCAAACATCACGCGATCAACCCCCACAGGTGGCCCGTTTGGTGTCGCGCCTGGTCAAGCCTTTGGGCAAATTGATTGGGCGAAAATCAATCCGTTTACTCAGTCTCAAGCGGCTCCATCGGCTCAGTCCACTCAATTCAATGAGGACGGCGCACGGCCTGGTTCTTGGGTCAATGCTTCATCCGGGCAAGGCGGCGACATTATGGGCACGCTCCAAAAGTCCCTAAACACCCCCCAGGGCGCTTACCTGGCTTACCTTGCATCGCGTATCGGCCTGCTCGGGAACATGACCCAGCAACCCGCTCCAGTCGAGGATAAATCCTTTCAGCCGACTTACTATGAAAACAGCGGGGAGTCTTACTAATGGGCTTGCTTGACGTTCTAAACTCCGACGAAGGCCGGATGGGCTTGGCCTTGCTTGCTGCTGGCGCACCTCGGCTTGACGGGGCAGGGTTTGGGCAACGGTTAAATGAGGCTGTGGGGTCGTTTGACCAATATAAGTCAGGGCAGGATGCGGCCTCGTTTAAGAAGCTCCAAGCTGATGCGCTTCGTCAAGAACTGCTAGGCCGACAAAACGCCGCTACTGAGGCTGCTCGCTTGCGTGGGCTGATGCAAAGCGACATGAGCTATCAGGACATGGTGCGCCAAGGCGTCCCGGTTGAACAGGTCAAAGCCCTGGCAGAATCCCGAAACTTCGGCCGCGATGAAGTAGCCCGGACGACTGAGATTGAAGGCCCAGGCGGTCAAAAGATCATCCAAGGGTTTGATAAGTTCAATAACCCAATCGGGGCAGGCGTGGCCGGATATGTTGCACCCCAACTGGTCAACCAAGGCGACCGCCAAGCCTTTGTAAAACCCTCTGCCGGGCTATCTCTGCCCGTTGGTATGTCGCCCTCTGAGCGTGACGCATCGGCGCGTGGCTGGGCATCCAATAATCTCGCTGCGCAGCGGCTCGCGTTTGAACAGGCTGGCGGGGCAGAGGCTAATAAACCTCAATTTAAGGATGGAATGTGGTTGTCTCCACCCCGAGACATGGCCCCTGGTGAATCCCGAGTGGTGGCTCCTGCGGCTGGCGTTAAGGATGCCAATGACGCTTTGGCGCTTATTGCAGAAGCTCGCAACATCATTCCTAAATCGACTGGCAGTTTTTTGGGTGCGGGTGTTGATCTTGCCTCTCGCGGTGTGGGAATAAGCACAGCTGGTGACATGGCAGCGGCTCAATTGAAAGCTATCGAAGGCGCTCTGGTATCAAAGATGCCAAAAATGAGTGGCCCTCAGTCTGATAAGGATGTGGCGCTGTATAAGCAAATGGCGGGCGATGTTGGGGATAACACAATCCCTCCTGCTCGAAAACTTGCAGCCTTGCAAACGATTGAGAGCATACAAAAACGCTATGCATCTGGCGAAGGAGGCAAAGCGCCCAGCATACAAGCGCAACCGCTCCCACCCGATCCGTCTGCAAAAAACCTAGTTCGCGGCACGGTTTATGACACGCCCAAAGGGCCAATGGTTTGGAATGGTTTGCAATTTAGGGTCGCACAATAATGGCAGACACTTATTCTCTTGATGAGCTAAAGCGTGATTTATCTGGAAAAAAAGACGCCTATACGCTGGAGGAAATGCGCAACTCCATGGGTGTTGATAATCGGCAAGACAGCACAATCAAAAACCTTGCAGGCGGTCTTGCGCGTGGGGCTGGTTCTATTGGGGCAACCCTGCTTTCACCATTGGACGCAGCGGCTCGCGCATTGAATCAGGGCAACCCCGTAGAGATAGGCGGCGTGCCTGTACTTGGCATGGATCGTCGCAAACTCATGGATGAGGCCATGCAAAGCATGGGGGTCAACACAGATTCTCTTGCTTACCAAGGCGGCAAACTTGGCGCAGAGGTGGCGGGTACTGCTGGCATGGGTGGTGCGCTTGCTAAGGGTTTGATGTTTGCTCCAAAGCTGGCCTCTGCTGTGGCCTCTGGTGGCATGGTTGCGCCTGGTGCAAACTTGGCAACCCGTATGGCAGGTGGCGCGATCACTGGTGGCGCATCGGGCGCATTGATTAACCCTGATGACGCTGCTCTGAGTGCTGGCGTTGGTGCGGCCTTGCCGTTGGTTGGGCCTGTTGCCGGATTGGCTCGCAAAGCCGCAAAGAATGTGCTGGGCACCTCTACAGGTGCTGGCGCTGAAACGTTCTCAACAGCCTACCGTGCTGGCAAAGAGGGTAGCGATACATTCCTGAACAATATGCGCGGCACCGTGCCAATGACTGATGTTTTGGATAGTGCCAAGGAAGCTCTTGCACGGATGCGCATTGACCGTGGCGATCAATATCGAAGTGGCATGATTGACATTTCAAACGATAAGACGGTCATTGATTTTGCGCCTATCGACAATGCAATCAAGTCGATGCAAAAAATGGGCAGCTACAAAGGGCAGGTTATCAACAAAAATGCAGCCGGCACCGTTGACGAGGTTTCTGGTCTTGTGAATCAGTGGAAAAGCCTAGACCCGTCTGAATATCACACGCCCGAAGGCTTGGATGCACTGAAAAAGGCAATCGGTGATGTACGGGACTCTACGCAGTTTGGCACACCTGGAAGAAAAGCCGCCGATACCGCTTACAACGCTGTCAAGGCTCAGATTGATATGCAAGCCCCAACATACTCCAAGGTGATGCGGGATTACAGTCAAGCAAGCTCGACATTGCAAGAGATTGAACGTGCTTTGTCTTTGGGTAACAAGGCGTCGGCTGATACGGCCATGCGCAAGCTGCAAAGCCTGATGCGCAACAACGTCAACACAAATTACGGCAACCGTCTTAACCTTGCTAGAAGGCTAGAAGAAGGCGGCGCGGATATTATGCCTGCGGTTGCTGGTCAAGCGGCATCCTCCGTCACGCCAAGGGGTTTGCAAGGTCTTGCGGCCAGCGGGGCAGGTCTTGCTAGTCTTGCTAATCCTTCGACTTTGGCTGCACTCCCGTTTATGTCTCCGCGCTTAATGGGTGAATTGGTTTATGGCCTGGGCGCTGCTAATCGCAAATTAGGCAATGTTGCAAGGCCTTTAGGACTGCTTGATTACAACATGGGCCTTGCGGCGCAAAAAATTGCTCCAGCAATTACATCGGATTGATTTCCATGATGCGAATACTCAATCTTCTAATTAGCCTCGATCAGTTTCTATTCAGCCTGATTACATTGGGCGGCGCTTATCCAGACGAGACAATGAGCAGCGCAGCATTTAGAATGGAGCGTGACGGTAAATTCTTTGGGTTTTTCCGTCCAGTGATTGATTTTTTGTTTGTGTTTATTCAAGATGAGCATTGCCGAAAAGCATACGAATCCGAAAAACTGAGGTTACAGGCCCCCAAATGAGCACCATATTTGAACTAATCCCCGTAGCGATGGCCTTTGCAGTCGCTATTTTTTCATCTACGGCTTACACCAAAGCTCGGCGTATCCACGATAGAACCATGTTGATAATGGCCACCCTGGCGGCGATTATGCTCATCATCGCTCAGACTAGCTGGTATTCCACTTTGACGGGCGGAGGTGTTGACGATCCCACCTGGGTGAATAATCTCTGGACGCTGTTTAATACGACCGTGATGAGTGCGTTTCTAATCAACGCGATTGGCCGCAAATGATTAAAAATATGCTCCCCCAGGATTCTCGCACCGTCGAGATTGCCTCGGCCTGGGCGATGATGATGATGAGCGTCGGGATAGGGGCGCATATTGTCATTGTCGACACCCTAATGACTGCCCACAATATCCCGTTTTGGGTTACGTGTTTAGCCTTGATCGGGATGCTTCAATTCTGGAGCCTGGTTATCCATCCCTCTGCCGAAGTATTGAGGTGTATATTGGCTTGGGTATCTGGCATATTCTGGATTTGGCTTTCTTTTGCTGACGGTAAACCCTCACCCGCTGATTTTTCGACATTTACCCTCGGGATTGGAAACCTCTACGGGTTTGTAATCAATATCAATATGTTGCGCCGGGAACCGATATGGAGGTGATTGACTTAATCAAACTCCTGATGGAAAGCGGCTCCACGGGTGTGGCGAGTATCCTGGGTGGCATTGCCGGGTTGTGTGCGATATTCATCAAGTGGAAAAAAGTCGATATTGAATCAACGACTTCGATGAGCCGGCTCCAACAAGACCACTTAAAAAGCCTCATGGGGCAGAATAAGCAACTCGCTGACGACCTCTCAAGCCTGCGCGACAAAATGGCCTCGACCTATGACCAGATCGACGTCCTGCGCGCGCGCCCTGGTCGGTGTGATGATTGTCCTCTAAAGGTGTGATATGGGATTACTTGCAGACGTTTACAGCTACGGCGACTCAATGAAGCGCAAGGTGCGCGGCTTACTCTCCGACCCGCTGGGGACGATTGAACAGGGTATCCGCAACTTTGGCGAAGACCAAAACCAGATGCTACAAACGATGCAAAACGCTTACCCTATACCCGGCAACAAAATGGCAAACTTTACGCCAGCGCAGATTGATAGTTTCCGCCGTCAACTTGCAGATCAAGCCACGGCGCAGGGCATGGCGGGCATGACTGTTTGGCATGGCTCACCGCACAGGTTTGACAAGTTTGACAGTTCAAAAATTGGAACGGGTGAAGGCGCACAGGCTTATGGGCATGGCTTGTATTTGGCTGAATCTCCTGATGTTGCAAAAGGTTACCGCGACAAATTGAGTGGTGCAGGGTATTTTTCTGATGATGGAAAATACTTTATGAAAAATGACTCTAAAGGAACGTTTCACTCTTTTGATCCAAAAACCAATTCTGACGCATTGATTAGTGAGGCTGATTTTTATAAAAATGCTCCTGCATCCCTCTACAAAGTAGACCTCCCCGACGAGCAAATAGCCAAAATGCTGGATTGGGATAAGCCTCTGAGTCAGCAGCATCCTGATGTGCAGAGAGCATTTATGGAATCAGATGCAGGCAAGCAGGTTGCTGGTGCTTACCGTTCAGCAGGAATAGAAAACAGGATGAATTATTCCCATGTGGGCAATTCTTTGAAAATGCTAAAAAATGGAACTGGCGCAGAAGTTGCGGATTCGCTTCGGCAGGCTGGCATTCCAGGCATACGCTACCTAGACGGCGGCTCACGCGGTACAGGGCAAGGCACTAGCAACTTCGTCATTTTCCCAGGCAATGAGGGGTTGTTACAGATTCTCGAACGCAACGGCGCACCGTTATGAACCTTTCTCCCCACTTCACCCTTGAAGAATTTTGCGCCAGCGACATTGCCTCGCGTAAGGGGATAAATAACGACCTGCCGATAGAACTCTACGACACGGCTAAACAGACCGCTGAGCTGATGGAGCGGATCCGAACCCATCTATCCGTCCACGCTGGCAAACCGTGTCCTATCTATATCTCTAGTGGCTACCGCAGCCCCCTGGTCAACAAGGCTGTGGGGTCATTGGATATGAGTGATCACAGGAAAGCTATGGCGGTGGATTTCAAATGCCCGGAATTTGGCAGTCCTTTGGAGATCAGCCGGGCGCTTGTGCCTATGGTTGAGCTGCTCAAGATTGGGCAGTTGATTTATGAGTATGGCTCCTGGGTGCACGTGTCAACCAGGTTGCCAGACAAGATGATTAACCGTATTTTGACAATCGACGCTAACGGCGTGAAAGTGGGGATTTGATGGGCCTGCTAAATACAAAACAGCTTCAAAGGACTGGCGAAGGCTCTGAACTTCGGCAACAGTTCCCAACTGTTTACGGCCTTTTGGCTGGACTGCTTGGCACAAGCCCTGACGAGATGGCTGGAAGTGTTTTAGACCCTAACACGGCGGCGGTAAAGCGTGGTGCTGACATGGGATATTTGCCGGGCTTGATTGTCGGGTCATTGCCAAGCGGTAAAGCTGCTGGCCTGGCTGGCATTGCAGGCAAAGGCGTTCGGTCAGCGCTTGAAATGGCACCACAGGCTAAAGCGCTGGAAACTGCGCGTGTAAATGCTGTAAAAATGCTAGGTTTGCCGGAAACCAATACGGCAATGGATAGAGCTAGGGCGCTTGGGTTTTATACTGACGTTTTTCATGGAAGCAAAAACCCAGGAGCAATTAAAAACCTAGTTCCTGGTGGTGCTGATGGAGCAATAAAGCATGGTGATGCTTATGGCACGGGGGTTTATACAACAACAGATGCAATTGGTGATGCTAGTTCTTATGGCTCTGGTGGGGCTGTTTTCCCTTTGCTAATAAATAGAACGAATCATCTACAGGTCGATTCTCCAGGCTCAAAAGATATTGAAAAATTAAGTGTTTTTGCCGGAGAACACATGATGCCATCGGACAAAGCGCGTTTTGCTATTGGGCAAGATAAAAGACAATTTGATAATGTCCAAGATGCTAGAGATTTTTTCGCCAATCAACGAGAAAACTGGAGGCAGTTTGGCGGCGGATATGAAAGAGCAAAGCCAGAAGCAATAAAAAATGAAGATGGCTCTTTTGCCGTAAGGTATACAAATTTTGATGCCCCAGTCCCTATAACAAATGGGCATGATGCAAATACATTGCTTAATGCTGTGGGCTGGAACAATGTCCCATCGATGGGTTATTCGGGACATACTTTAGATAGAGGTGGCGGCAGGTTTTGGGACGTTACTCCCGACACAACAAAACTGCGCTCCCGCTTCGCCGCCTTTGACCCTGCTCGTATCAATGAAAACGATCTATTAGGCCGAGCAGACCCGTATATGCTAGGCTTGTTGGGTGCTTTGTCTGGCGGCGCTTATGTTGCCAGCGAGAAAAAATAAGGGGATTTAATGACCGACGTAACAGGAATAGGCGCAGTCGCAGATTTGGCGGGCGTTGTAATCAATAAGATCTGGCCTGACAAAACCGAGCAGGAAAAGCAACAGCTTGCCGCTGCGGTGATGGTTATTCAGGGGCAGCTTGACATCAACAAGGAGGAGGCGAAAAGCCCGAACTTCTTTGTCTCCGGCGCTCGACCGTTCATTATGTGGGTTTGCGGTGCTGGCTGCGCCTGGAACTGGATCGGCTTACCCGTTGGCAAGTTCGCCCTTGCGATTGCCGGGATTAGCCTGGCCATCTCTCCGGCCGACTTGTCCGAGATGATGCCCCTATTGTTGGGGATGCTTGGTCTCGGAGGGATGCGGACTATTGAGCGACTGAATGGCGTTGCACGGACTTAATCAGGGCATCATGCGAATCGCTCATGGCCTTGTCTTGCTCTCTTAGCTCCCTCATGTGGGCTTTGATTCGGTCAGTACTGTAATACCTGGCTGACTGCCTCAAAGCCTTTTCAAACCACGAATTAGCCCCTTCGCGGCTCTCTTTGGCTTTGAGGTTGTAGTTGTAATAGAGAAACCTGGCCTCTGCCTCGATCAAGCTATTCCCCCGATTTGCCGCCAAAATGGTTACCACGAAGGCACGGCTTGACCACTTCGCAAACCAAAATCATCCGGGGCGGCTTGCTTATGGCATCGGAGGCTTTTTACCAGGCGCAACCCTAGCGGGAAAGTAGCCCTCGTCCCCTTGTTTAGCGAGTTTATCGCTGTTTGGCTTACGTTTGCCAAGCCTGCCGAAAATAATCTCCCAATTCGCTTCATACGCCTTGTCATCCCGTTGCTTGCGCGGTGCGCTGCCTTTGCCCATTCAATGCCTCGATTGCTAACCTAACCCCGTCGGATAAATTACCGCCTCCCAATCGCCTGGCAATAATCGCATGAGCTGCCGTTAGTCGGACGGGGTAAACATCCATCGGCGCGTCTTGTCTTAATTTTGACTGCATCCCATAGTATTACACGCGAGTGTTACGCTTTTCGTCATTGTAATACGGTAAACGGGCGATGATTGACGCCTGTCAAACTTCAACCACGGCCATGGACGTTCCTTTTCCAACCATTAAATCCCAATTGGATGCCCACATCGCTGCGAACGAGAAGAAGTTTGCAGAATACGATTCCCTTATTTCCTCTTATTTGAAAGGTTCCCCTATGACTGATGGACTCAATATTACTAGCGCAGACCCTGCGATGATGATGGCCGCGATGAATAAAGGCGATGGCGGTATGTTAGGCGGTGGTGGCTTGCTTGGTGGCCTTTTGCTTGGAACATTGCTCCGAGGCGGTAACTTGCTCGGGGGTGACAATGCCCAATCTCAGGCCAATATGTCCATCATGGCAGGCCTGGGTGATTTGAAACAAGCCGTTGCAGTCGGTGGCGCACAGATGGAAACATCAAACGCCAATCAGACCATTGCCACCATGAGCGCGATCAATGCATCAACCGGGGCAACTCAGATCGCAGTCGGCGGGTTAAAAGACCTGGTTAATTCCAATGGCATCGCCATGATGCAAATGTTTAACACGGTCAACCAAACGATCTCGGCTGACGGGGACAAAACCCGCGCCCTGATAACCAATCAATACGAAGCCACGCTCAACCGTCAATTGTCGGACGCTAACGCGGCGATTATTGAGCTACGCGGGGATCAACGCGCTGCCGCTGCTGCCCGGGCGACTGAGATCACGGTTAACCAAAATGTTAACCAGATGCAGCAACAGCAACAGCAACAAGTCCTGAACGACCGCATCGGTGCGCTGCTGGCCGCCCATCAAAACATTCAGCAAGGGATAGTGAACCTTGGCACGATGACGGGGCAGGCAGGCCAGCAGACCGCTGCTAACACGCGCGTATATTAACCATGAAGTCGCGCGGCGGAACATAGGTTTCCCGCGCGGCTAACGGTTGACGCTCTCGGGGTTTGCAAGCATCGGGTTTTTCGGGTCTTGTGTACTTATGAGGGTCAGGGGCTGCGAGATAATCGCGGCCTTTTTTTGTGATGCCGTATTTTTGAATAAAGGGTGTGCCGTTTTTTCGGGGCGAGACTTCGTAGCCCTTGATCTCGACAAACCCCATTCGCCTGATGTAATAAACCTGGTTTTCGAGCTGGGGATTGACCCTGAGAACATCAATGATGGTCATAGGCCCGTTATCGGCCAGCATTTTTAGATATTGCTTTAGTTTGTTCATTTCATTTAATTCCGTGTGCGGCTTCGATGGCTCGGGCAAATGCGACCAGGCTTATGGGTTCGTCCTTGTCAAATGTATCGCGTATGTCGCGGATTTGTAAAACGCTCAATGGCTTCTTTGGTTGCTCATCCTCGAAACACTCCATGGCCTCACACACCCCATCGGTTGTAATTCTGCAGGGCGCTCGATCGGCTTTTTGTTTGCAGGCGTAGCAGGTATTGGTGAAAGAACTCATTAGTTCATCTCCGCATTTCACGCACTTGGGGTGCGTCAGCGGCTTTGCTTGGGGTGCGGAGGCGTTCTTCATCATCGCCTCTTCGGTCAGCTTTACTGCGCGATGCACAGCATCTTCCTTGCTTGTTTCCCAATGCTGAACCACCGGGTCATTGACAATGTTCACCCACTGCGAGTCCCACAGCTTTGCTTGGGGTTCGGCGGCTACAACTCTGCGCAATACTTCATTGTCTGCAATGTCGTTGCGACCCTTGCGTGATTCCTTAAGCAGCGCATAGCCACATGGATCACCAAGCGTCAGAGGGTCACTGTGGTCAACGCCAACTGGAAACGCATTGTCAAATGCCCAATACTCTGGAACTCCGTTCACAAAGTTTTTCCAAAGCCATAGTTTTACCGGCTCCTGCACTGGCTCGGCCTTTGGCTGCGGGTGGGTGAACAGGGGCTCTCCTTTTAACCAATCAGTGTCTTCCCAGTGGTAAAAATCCAGTCGCCTTTGCTCAAGGCGCACAACCTTAGTTTTGAAGGTGTACCTCCACGCCACCGGCTCCCCTGCTTCCATCTCCGCAATCGCAGAGCGCAGGTCGGTAATTGCAGGTCCAGTCAGGTGCATAGACTCCACAAGTAGAGAGTGGGCGTGATCTTCATCGCTTTTATCAGGGCCATCATTCAAGATGGATACGCCGGTTTTGTATTTTTCCAATGTCGCCAGCGCAGCCTTTAGTTTTTCAATCATTTCAGTTTCCTAGGTAGTGGACACCATGCAATAACCCATGATGCGTCGGGATGATACTGCCCTATGGTGGCAATGTCGCCCTGGGTGAGTAACAAGACCTTAACGCCCCTAGGGGTATTTTCATCCACGGGTAGCCAATAATTGTCAGTGGCAACCGCTGCGGTCTTGGTTGTGTTGATGGTGTAGTTCATTTCCCATCGTCCTCCGCGTCATACAGTCACTATAACCGCCGTTGTAACGAGGATGGAAAACATAAACGAAAGACAAACATATGAGGCCCTTGCAAATTCACTCCAATTTTGCATGTCCCAATTCCAGAAAACGAATCCTAAAATTATGTATATCGCAAGGAATGGGAGAATAAGTAGGGATGCGAATTTAAGTAAATTGGTCATTTAGTTTCCTTTAGTTGGTGGGTGTGTTGTCTTGTGCCTGCTCCGGGAAAAATGCGCCTATGGTTACCGGGGCGACCTGGTAAAGCTCCTTGAGAACTCCCTCGGCAACCAGGCGGTGCTCTTTTTGCGTGGCTTTGTCCAGACGGGATTGCAGGTAGTGAATCCAACTCCTGAACGTGCCATTGGCATAAATCCGGGACGGTGTAAGCCCCTCTGGCAACAGTGCGCGTGCTTGCTCTTTGGCGATGCCTTTGGCTAGGGCTGCTCTGTACGCTTCACCGCTGGCGCTGATAACATCGTTCTGAGCTTGTGCCCACCAGTCGGCAAGGCTCTGATCGTCGGTTTCTAGGCTATTCTGACGGTTTTTGTTGTCCTGTAAACGGCACTCGCGCAAGCCAACGGCCGGCAAAACATCTACTGACGAATATCTTTGGCTCATTTCTTGAAATGAGAAGCTCCGATGCCTCAACAACTGCCGCCCAATATCTCGGGTGGTGTTGATCTCAATGCAGGCGTTGGCCATCTCGAAGGGCGAAACGTGACCTTCGCGCATCATGTACCGCAGCAGGATATCGATTGCCGGATTGGCTTGATTGTCAGGATTGGAAACCCTGGCAATATAGGCAATGGCTTTGTCAGCGTCGGGCGTGACCCAGATTAGTCTTATCATTTTATTTCCTTTCCGATTTCAGCAGCGGCAAGGACGATAGCTCGGCGGGTTGCTGCGTAGGGATTTTTGCTGGTCTTATCCCAATATTTCAATTGCACACCTGATATATCAATCCCCAACTTCACCGCCAGCCGCATGGCATCGCCGTCGTCGGTGAGAGGGTTCCAGTAGTACTCAATTAATCCCCCATAAGAGTCGTCCCGGCAGCACATCCCTTTTGTGAGGTGGTAGCTCAACCATTCACGTCCCGCAGCCTTAGCGGCCATCTCAAGTAGTTCACGGTCGGTCATAATTGAATCCTTACAATTTTCAGTTCCCCACCATTAGGCAGGTATTTCTTGGCTTCTTCGATCAGCCTCTCCCTTGTCTCTGCCAATGGGTAGGGAGTGCGGAACAGGTCTCTTGGCACTCCTACAGGGTCAATAATCGAAATTAAACACCAAAACCCTGCGCTATTCGATCGGTAGAACCCAAGGTATCCACTCGCCTTGGCCTCTGGGATTAGTGTCGTCTTTGCGGGTTCGGCCGTGTCTTCTGTTAGGTCTATAGTGTTGGTCATATATCCACAACCGCCTGACCCATGATGGCCGAAAATATAGACGAAAGCCAAACATAGGTGGCCCTTGTACCTACACCCCAACTTTGTATGTCCCAATCCCAGAGGATGAACCCGAAAACTGGATATACCACAACGAGTGGCAGAAGCAGTAGGACTGCGACTTTAAGTAGTTTGGTCATATCGCCACCGAGATAACAACAGCGATCAGGAAAACAGACAGCGCCACGGTCGCCATGTCGATCAATAGCTGGCTAATGTCTGAGCGGTTTGGGCAGGTTCGCCCTTGGTTGCAGTTTTGGTTGCAGCAGGTCATTTCATTCACCAAGTTTCATTTCGATAAGCGCCAGCCTAATAGCATCGGCCAACTCTGGCCAAGTTTTTGCATTGACCCATCCAGTTATCTCCACTTTTGCCGCGTCTTCGTCTTGCGCCTCGACTTTTGCCATAGGCTCATCTAGTTCGTAAATCTCGAACTTCACGGGGTAAGATTTCATGGTCATTTCCGGGCCTCCAGCATGGCGTCAGCCAAGTCGTAGCACAGACTTGGCAGCACTTCAATGTCATCCTCCGCGTCAAGCCCCGCACAGAAGCCTGCAAGTGCCTTCGCTGCAAAGTAGTCTCGCAGGGCCATACCCTGAAAAGCAGTTCCAAAAGGAAATGCTGGCCCGCCTGTTTCTTTCGTCATTTTTCCAACTCCTTAATTAAAGTATCCGCATAAAGCACGGCCTGCGATGTGATCGCCTCAGCCTCGGGAAACGGGTTTTTGTTGATCAGCGCCTGCATTGCCATTGCCGCCAGCATTGCCCTGGTATCGGTTGCTATAGGTGTCGCCTGATCGGGATTTGATTCGCTCATGGTCTTGTGCTCCTTCTCGCTGGTTATTGAATGGCTCGGGTTTGTAAAGGCCGTCCATTTTGTTCACGGTGTTGGGTTTTGCTTTCATTATCCAAAGATATACATGATGGTGAAACACACAGTCAGCGCGACAATCCCGCTCACCAGGACGAAAATATCCTCGTAGTCGGTCGGCGGCTGCTCTTCAAATTCCGGGTTGGTGTACGGGCCAAAGGCTTCCTCCATCGTGCGGGGAAAGCGGCCAGTGTGTGAGGAATTGCGGTAGGTCATTTCTAGCTCCTTGTTAAGATGGCTAAATTCTAGTCTACTTTTTAGGTAGATTGTAGAACCCAGCCATCTTTTTTATAGGGGTTTACCCTTAGAAGGGGACAGAATCGTCAAAATCATCAAAGCCACTTGAAGACTTGGCTTTGGCTGGCTTGGCTGGCTCAGCTCGTTCCTCCCTTGTCCCGGTGCTGGCAAAATCAACCTTTAAGGCGGTGCCTGATAGCTTGGTTTTTGTCTCACCGTTTTTGTTGACGTACTCTGACACGTGGACGTCTGCCAAAGTGACCAGGAACTGTTCACCCTTTCTGAGATACGGAGCCATGGATTCGCCCTGCGGCCCCCAGAAGGCGATTTCGACCCATTGTGATGGGCGTTTGCCGTCGTCGCCTTTGCGTCCATAGTTGTAAGCCCCGAAAAGTGTAGTCACGCTTTTGCCCGCGTTGGTGTGCCGGGTTTCAGCGTCACGGCCCAAGCGAATGTTTCCGATCAGTATCATTTTTACTCCTGTTTTACAAAAATGCCGTTTGGCATCAAAGTGCCTTTGCGGTCTTTGATTTCGTCGTATGCGTTTTTAAGGCACGTTGTCAGATCAATCCCCCGAAGGGCGCAGTAGTTGATCAAGCACACTACAACGTCCCCAACGGCGTCCTCGATCTTACCCGGTTGATTACGAGCGTCTGCGGCGGCAAGCTCGCCAAGTTCCTCCAGGGTTTTGAGTAGCTGGCTGGACGGCGTGGCGTTGGGGATGATTTTCCTATCCTCTGCCCAGCGGATAACCTTCATTTCTAACTCTGCGTAGCTCATTTCTCCCCCTTGATTGCTGTGTTAATCATCGTGATTACATCGTCAGACCAGCGATATTCTGGCAGGACGGCTTTGATTTGCACCAGCATTGCCCGTAGCCAATCGTTATCAGACCGCAGGCGCTTGCACTCTTGCTCAAGCCATTCTGCATTAGCTGTGCAGGTGTGGATTTCGGCGGGGTTATCTTTCCCGCAGCGGTTGCATTTCATTCCGTTTCTCCAAGTGCTTCGCGCAGTGCGTTGATGGCCAATGTAAATTTCTGGTGAGCAATAAATGTTGAGTTTGAATACCAAAGTTCATTCAACGCATCCACTGCCAACCGCATCGCTTCGCGCTGTTCCATGATCTGCATGTTCGTTTGATCAGCTTGTGTGACTTCGCTCATTGGTGGGCCTCGTGGAATTGTTTAATAACCGTCAGGTAATAATCCCTGGCGTGGTTTACTTTTTCTAACATCGATTTTTCCTTTTCCTGATCTCGGTCAACCGTCCAGGTGGTGATTCTGTGACGGGCGGGGATATGGTCAACCAGGTGCATATTCGTTGCCTCATAGCCAATTAAATGCTCGGGCGTGGTCAATAAACAGTATTGCACGTGCCATTGCTCTGCATCCCAGAGCATCATATATGCCCGCATTTGCCACTCATATATTTTGTCCTCGGCGTCAATCGGCAAAATTGGAAACGTCGCCGCGCTCCAGGAGCATTTAATATCATGGCCGATATTTTTCACCGGGTCGAATAAATCACACTCGCCCGTTATCCCGTTAGCCGTTCGGCGCTCGGTGTTTTTCTGTAGCCACGTGCCATTCACTTCATTGAGCATATCTATTGCAGACTGCTCCATGAAAATGCCTTTTTCCATCGGCTTGCTGGATACCCGAAAATCAATCCCGAGTATCTCCTGGGCGGCAAGCTCTCGAATATAGGTCTTTGCGCCTACTGATAACACCTCGGATTTTGACTTCGGCTCGGTCATTATTTTGCCGATCGATGATGCTCTAAAGTTCATTTTGCCTCCAGGATTTGAGCTTTTTTATCTTTTGCAGCCTGAACCATTGCGTCATAAGCTGGGCGATCTTGCGCCGCCTTGGCTTTGTCTCCTTGGGCTTTGAACACAAGGTTTAATTGATCGACGGTTGTGCAGGCTTCGATGGCATCCATCGCCGCGTAAATATCAAAGCTCGGTTTAACTTCGTGGGTGTGCGCGTCTGCGTCGTTGTCTGATTCCGTTGGTATGGAAAATGCCTGAAATGCGGCATATTTATACGCTGCTGACATCGCCTTATTCGTGGCCTTGTCGCCGCTGTCCATCGCCTCGCCGAATGTTTTGACAGTATGTTTTGACCCGTCCTCAGCGCAAACAAAATCAAACTCTGCCTCGACGACTACATAAAACAGTGCGCCGCCTTTTTGCGACTGACGCTCCGTAATAGATCGGTTCAAAACCCTCGGCAAAATGCACAGCCCATGCCTGGCAAGCATTGGCGCGATGGTGTTGTATACATCGTCGATGCCCCGGAATTTATATCCAGACCCTTGGGTATTGGTTCGGGCTTTGGTGATACCGATTTTTGACAGCTCGGCTTGGACTGCATTGATTGCTTTGTAAACACTCATTTTGTTAGCTCGTAAAGTTCGCGCATTGATTTTTTGATTTGCTGTATGTTGTTTTCCAGCATCAATGCAAGGTGTTTTTGGTCTTGCTCTTTGTATTTGCGCAACAGATATTCAAGATCTCCGATAACCTTGCTTACCTGGTGCGCAAAACTGGCGGCGGCGTGTTTAATCATGCCAATTTGCTCAATATGTTAATCAGCATATTCTCGATTCGGTCGAGCTGAGTTTCATGCGAGAAAATCTCAGGCTGGGCGGGTTTAAAACTCTCCACTACAGAGTGCAAAACCGCATCGGAATAGTATGTAATCCGGCCAGCGTTATGCAAAGGCGTGTAATGGCTGAGAATATCTTTGATTTTTTCGTGGCCGACTTTGTAACCAGCGTCACGGACGGCCTGGGCGATGTGTTTAGCGGTTTTCATTTCAGTCCTCGCAGATTTCAATTAGTTTTTTGGCTTGGGCTTCTTTGGCGGCAACCCCCGCAGCATCCCTCGCAGCCCACGCAGCATCCCTCGCAGCCCACGCAGACCACCTCGCAGCCAACGCAGGCCACCTCGCATCCCTCGCAGCATCCCTCGCAGCCCACGCAGCATCCCTCGCAGCGGCATTTGCAGCCTCAGCAGCATCCCACGCAGGCTTCGCTGCATCATTCAATTCTTCCTCACTCGCCAAGCCATTTGCAAAGCGTTCCGCAACGTCGAGTGCATCTAGGCTCCTCTGGTCGGCCATCAAGTGCTGCACTTGTCGGGCGCACCAGACTGCAAACAGCCGAATTTCTTTGTCCTTACCTTCAACCGCTTGCAAGCACCACAGCGCATCGTCCACTCCGTTGGATTCGATGATGGTTTTGATGTTCAGTGGCTCATCATCTGCCTCAGTTTTGCCGAGGTGTTTGAGCAGCTTTTTCCATCCGTCGGCGCAGGGCGCATGGGCACGGATTTTATTCAGCGTTGTTTTCATACGCTTCTTCTCCATAGTTACGGTCTTCGTCGGCCAACTGCCTCTTAGCGTCGTCCAGGCAGGTCTCGAGAATCTCTTTTTTCACATCGTCGGACATCTCTGCCAAAACGTCCATTCCGCAAGCGTAAACGCCCGTCAGCGTGACATTTTCTGCCCAGCCTGGCTCAAACTCTGAGTGATCTTGCGCACGCTCGTATTCGTAGTGCACGACGTAATCGGCAAACTCACCGCAATAGGTCATTACGAAGTCAGTGGTATCCGGCGCATCAAACTCGCTGATGTGACGGCAAAGCAGGGTGATTTGGGTTTTCAGGGCGGCGATTAAATCCGGCCCGGTGTGCTTTTCGCACTGGTTGATAATCTCTTTTGCGTTCATTGCTAGCTCCTAAATATGGCCCCGAAGGGCCGGGTGGTTAAATTGCTTGCAGTGCGTTTTCAGGAAAGGCCATTTCTCCGCGACCTGCTTTTCCTGTTATTGGGTTGTATGGTTTGACCTGAACCATTGTTTCGCCTGCGATTAGGCGATAGCCAAGGACAATAAATTGCCCGAATTTTGCTTTTACGATTTGGTTGGTGTTGAACATTTTTAGCTCCTGAAGTTTGTTTCGATGAGTGAATTCTACTCTACTTTTTCGGTAGTCTCAGGATTTTTTCTAGGGGTTTTCCCTAATAGGCGCAAAGTCCAGTCAATCGCCTTGCCCGACTTGACCTGATGCCCGGTCACTCTGAGCACTCTCCAGCCCAATACAAGCGCCTCGGCGTACTTTTCGGCATCGGCTTCAAACCCTGACCCCCTGGTGTGCCTCCCGCCCGACCATGTTCCGCCCTCAACTTCGATGGCTAGTTTTTCAGCTTGTAAACAAAAATCGAATCTCCAGCGCCTGGTCGGGTGGAACCTGTACTCAAGCTCGGGAATGATGTTGTAGCTGCGGAGCTGCATCGCAAACACGTTCTCTAGGTCGCTTGATTTCATAGTCCCTTCGGCCATAGGCCACGTTGTTTTAATTCGTCCACGGTCTTTATGTGCGCATCCGTCCACATTGCCAAGCGATCTGCCTTGCTCATTTTCGAGCCCTGGTCAAGGCTTGCGTGGCACCGATAACAAAGGCTCGCCACCTTGTCATCACTGGCTTTAATCGCCATGCCCTTGCCGTGCCAATTTGAATGTGCAGCTACGACAGTCCCGTCATCAATCCCGCAACACTGGCAAGGGATAGCCCTGCAAGCCTCTAGGAGGGCTTTGGAGCGGATATATTTGGTCTTAGGCCTCATTGTGTTGCCTTGTCCAAAAATCGATTATTTGCGCTCTCAGTCCGATAGACCTCGATCCTAAGTTTCGCGGCCTCAAGCTGCCAGCGTAGGGTCTCCTCGATCTCTACGGCCTTTTGTAAACCGTCCAGCAGGTCGATATATTCCTGGCTTGCGTAGGCGTCACGCTCCTGGGCGGCTGATGTTGTCTCCCGGCTTGATTTCATTAGCAGGGCTTTTTTTGATTTCCTGAACTCCTCGATGAAAACCCGCTCGGCCTTTGCTTGAGCGTATTTAGGGGCCTGCCGGTACAAAAATTCGATGGCTTCGTTTGCGTCAGACATTACATACTCTGAAAGTGAGGGTAGTTCGGGAAAAATTGGGCGGGTTCGTTAAACATCAATATCCCCTGTTAACACAAGGGCTTCGGTGATCTCTTTGAGCGTCGGCGTTTTGTCGCCAGCTTTGACGCGCTCAAGGATGGATAGTGCTTCGTAGTAGGTCATTGTGCCTCCAAGGCTTCACGCGCCATTTTGACGGACGTGGGATTGCGTTTGATGCCGTTGTCAACATCGGCAAGGATGCGCTTTGCCCAGGCTTTGTAATCAACCCTCTGAGCGTTGCGCATGGGTGCGAGCTTTGCCAATTCCTCGGCCACTCTGAGCGGGTCGGCCTTTGGGCCTGGTAGCGGGATTTGCGTCGTTCTCGGGGCTGCCAAGCAAAGGTTTTTGAACACGATCACATTCGGGCATCGCTCGGGCAGATTACCAAGCGCCCAGGCAATGCAAGTCATGGTTTCTTTGTTGGCAAAGTAAGGGGCTAATTCGTGCAGCCAGTTTGTTTTGATTGACCCGATAGGGGCATGGCCCAGGCTGCGCTCCCATTCGGCTCCGTAGACCGCGTAAAGGCGTTCAAACAGCCTGT